GCAGAGTAATAGTTTTCTCAGTCCCCTCTTGGTCGGTATAAACTAAATCGTGTTTAAGAACTGGAATAGTATCAAAGAATTCAATAATTTTTTCAAAGGCTTTACCTGGAATTGATTCTACGAATTCGGAAAGTTCTTGATCTGTATGTTCATTAGTATCATAAACCGAATCTTCATCATAAATTGTAGCAATACATGCCTTAACCAAAGATAAAATTGATGCAGGATCTTCCTTATCAATTTGGATAGTATCCAACATTTCAATTGTAGGATATCTCATTTGAATTCCAATAATATCTGTTAATTGAATTGTCGATTTATGTTTTTCATTGAATGTTACTTCAATATCATTTAGATCAATGGTAAAATCATAAACTCGATTATCTGTATTATCTCTATATCGAAGTTCTACTTGTTCGCCCACAGATTTTGCTCTAATCTTTAGATAAGAATATTCAAGGTCAAATGCAGGAAGAAGTCCAATATCGGTATTCAAATTTAACATACAATTGTTTACAATTTGTCGGATTGCACGAAGCTTGTCCTTAGAATCTTCGCTTTCATTAGCAATAAGAAGAAGTTTTTCTTCTTTTACTGTAAAGGGTCTAAAGTTATATCTTTTTTTATTCGAGGGTAATATCAATTCAAATATAGGATATGTAATTTTAGGTAACATCATTTACTCCATTATGTTAAAAGCTTCCGGTTGCTCCACCACCGCCACTAAAATTACCAACACCGGTAACAAGGGGTTTTACTGGTAATTGGGTTGTTTTTGCGGGTTGTGGTGTTCCGGTCTTTGCGATTGTTGATGATAAATTCTTTTGTATATAGTATCTATATCTGAATGATACTGGAATTGTTACGATTTCGTTGTCCGACCCCCAATTTAATCGAACATCTCCAATACTTTGCGGAAATACATCAAAGAAGGTATATTCGATCACAGATTTTCCTTGCCCATCAAAATGTCTTAATGTAACACTTGGTGCTATATAATCGTTTCTATACCCAACTCGAAAGCTGTTTGCATCGTTTCCATCAATAGAAAAAATGAAGTCTAACCAATCCTTGATCATAGAAAGATTTTGGGCTTTTCCATCAGACAAAAATATTATAGACAATGGAGTGTAGCTCACATTTACTGGGAAGAATTCTTCATATGTTGTGCCGCCTCTACGAACTGGTGTAACATCTAAAGATATTTGTGGAATGTTTGCTGTACTTGCAGAAAAGGTTAAATCATTTACGCTATACTTAGAGGCCAAATGAGGAGGAAGAGTAAACACAACTTCAAAGTGGGCTGATCTAGTAAATCCACCTCTTTTTCCTAAGTTTTGTAAAAATTCTCTTGCATTAAATGCCATTAGGATATCTTTCTTGTACTATCTGCCCAAACTTTTTGGTTTGATGCTTTTTGGAATTGTTCTGTTGGAAGCCATAGTGCAATATCCCAAGTATCGGGGGAGATCAAAATTAGATTGGATCTCATTTGAGATGGTAAATATTGCTTCAGACAAGGTTTAAAGAATCTTGAATCCGCAATATTTTGTACTTTTATTCTTGCTCTATTAGATAGAGTGGGATCTGTAACATCTTCATATAACTCATCCATAGCAGCGGCTCTAAGTGCTGGTGGTAAATAATGTAAATTTATTCCATAAAATCCGGTTTTTGCTGATCCTACCATGAATATAACAGGAAATGCGTCCCAATAAGGAAGTTTATCTTTAGTCTTTGCATCATAAGCAAACATATACATACTTCCAGGTTTTGGTCCAGTTCGAACTTGTGATCGTTCGGCTAAAAGGTCTGCTCTGGATACGTCTCTAGTTCTTCTCGCAGTTTGTCTAAACCAATCGATTGCTTCTTTGGTTTTACCTGGAACATATCCCTTTTTTATACCTTTATTAAGTATATCTGTAAAAATATACTTTTCTTTTGTGTTTATCGCCATTAAAAGTTTAATCCTAAATCTTTTTCGGTTACGATTATAAATTTCCAACCCTTTTGATCGCAGTAGGCTTGGGCATATCGCCATTTACTACTATTTATCATATAAGTTTTAACTTCGGTTAGATATCTATTCTTATTTTTATTGGGTTTTGGCTCTTTTGTTTGGTATAATGGTTTGATTTCTATTACAGATTCTACTATAGTTCCATCAGAAGATTTTGTTTTAACATAAAAATCTGGAAAGTATCTATGAACTCGACCATCTATCGGAGATTTATAAGGTATTGAAAATTCTTCAGATGCCCATTCAATTACTTCTGTATGTGAATCTAGATATGACATGAATCTGGATTCCCAGCGAGAACGATAAATTATATTAGTCGGGTCGCCTCTGTATTTCTTTGGATTATTTGGTTTGAATTTTCCTGAATATGCCATGACTTCTCTATAAATATAATGTTATTCCTACACTCTATTTACTGGAAAAAAAATGGCATCAAACGATCCGAATGTAGTAGTTCAAAGAAGAAGAGAAAGTGTTCAAAAGGGGGTTATGTCGGAAAGACTTCAATTTCCAATGAACAATTCTGGAAATGAAATTGAATCAAACTATACAATAATTTCATTTTATGAGTATACTCGTGTAAATCCCTTGGCAGTTCCTAAAGAAGAGCCAAATGGACATATCATATTACCAATTCCGTTTAGTGGGTTAGTAGATAATACAAATGTTGATTTTAGCGAAATGGAACTCGGTGTTATTGGTGGAACACTTAAGACTTTAGGTAGCGGTTCTGCTGCAACACAAAAAGCAGGAGGTCTTCTTGCTGGTCTTGGTATTGCGGGAGCCGGTGCTATTGCAAAAACTGTTGCTCAAAATTTAGGAGAATTTGCCGCAACCAAACTTGGAGCAACATCTAGGTCGGCGGCTGGTGCTGGAAAACAAGCTGGTGAATTTGTTGACAAGTATAAAGGTCTTGTTTCTGGTGAAGCCATTAATCCAAATATAACTCTTAACTTTAAAGGAGTTAAACTTCGTGAACATACATTTACTTGGAGATTGATTGCAAAAGATGCAGATGAGAGTAAAGCTATAGAAAATATACTTATTAAATTAAGACAAATGGCTCTTCCAAAAATGCAAGGCGGTGGTGCTATTGCATTATCTTATCCTTATATTGCATCAATCGAATTCTTTCCAGCCATTATCAAAATTAGTGATTTGAAATGTTTCATATCAGATATTAGAATTTCCTATGATGGTGTTGGTCATCCATCATTTTATAGAGATACAAGTGCTCCAGTAGTAATTGATTTGTCTATTACATTTAAAGAGCGTGCAATTCTTACTTCAGATGATTACGGAAGATAATATATGTCTCAATATTTTAATGCTTTTCCGCTAATAAATTATAACAATGTTGATGCAATTAATCTTACTCTGCGCGCATCTGTTGTAGATAATTTTAAACAAAATATAACAAACTTTTATCCTTATACACTAAAGGATAATGAAACTGCAACATCTCTTGCATATGATTATTATGGCGATCCTAACTATGCTTGGGTTATCTATTATACCAATAATATAATTGATCCATATTATGATTGGTTTTTAAATGTTAATGATTTTCAAAACTTTATAATTCAGAAATATGGAAGTATTGCTGCGGCTTCATCGCAGATTGTTTACTATCAACAATTCCCACAACAATATTATACGAATAATATAACAAATCAATTTGTGCCTGCTTCAAATCCTCCATCAGATTTATCCAATTGGACATTAACTACGATTGACAATCAATTAAAAATTTCAAGTGTTACTTCACCAAATCCGGCTATTTGGTTTCCTGTATATGCATATGATGATGAGCATAATAAAAATGAAGCAAAAAGAAATATTATTCTATTAAATAGAGTATTAATTCCATCATTGGATTCGCAATTGAAAGATATTTTGAATGGTTAGTAATGTTAATGGACCCAAAAGTTATAGAGGTCCAGGCTCTGTAGAATCCTTTAAGATTATACTCAAAAACGTAGATAGTTCAAAGTCTTACGATATTACTTCTATGGTTACTGACGTTTCTCTTTATGAAGATATCTTCAAGAAGGCTATCTATGGTGTTATTGCTATAAAAGACGGTATCAATCTTATGAATGGTATGACACAAGATAAACAAAATGGAACCTCTTCGTTTCCTATTGTAGGCGAAGAATTCATAGAGATGTCTTATACTGTAAGTGGGTTTGAACAAGTTAATAGAAGATTTGCTGTTAATGCAATAAAACAAGTAACTATTGATAAGACATTAAAGTCTAGAAATTATGTAATCGATATTTGTTCCGAAGAATATTTAATTGATGCTACAACTCTTGTTCAAAAAAGCTATCAAGATCAAATTAGTAATATGGTCGAAGATATTCTTAAAAAGTATCTTAAGGTAGATAAAGAAATTCCTAATGCTAAACGAAAGAAAGCATATGATATTCAAGCAACAAAGGGACAACAAAATTTAGTAATTCCAAGATTAACACCATTTGAAACTTTAGATTTTTTGGCTAAGCGATCTCTTGCTGAGACTGTATTCCAATCTGGAAGTTATCTGTTCTTTGAAAATAAAGATGGATTTAATTTTTGCGATATTGAATATCTAATTCGTCGCGGTAAGCAAAGATACAGTAAAGATATTACTAGATATCAATATTATTACCAAGACCCGAATCTACCAAATCCGACACATGAGGGTAGTGGTGTTCAAGATGATTCTAAAACTTTTAAGACAGTCATTTCTATGGTACAAAAGCATAAGTTTGATACTATTGAGAAACTTAGACGTGGATATTTTGAAAATGATGTGTTAGTATATGACTTTGTTGCTAAGCGAGTAAAAGAAACAGTATTTAAATTTTTAGATCACTACCAAGATTTGAACACCCTTGGTGCCTCAAAGGTTGAATCTGTATCTGAAGCCTCGTATCCAGAAAACAGCATCGATTTTATCAGAACAGTAACTAAGGATGCAGAAAAACCACAAGGAATTCTTGGATTTTTAGGTTTAACAAAAGATTTTCCGAGTACAGATAAACACACAAAACTATTCTTTATTCCTAAAGATTCTACTCAGCCCGATACATATCTAGAAACTATCTATTCAAATAGAGCGTCTTATATGACCAGACTTGCTCAGAATATGTTTACCGTAGAAGTTATTGGCGATCCTTTGATTGCGGCTGGTGATGTTATTACAATCAATCTACCAGAAATTATTGGTACCACAATAGATAGAAAAATTTATGACGTATTCCTATCTGGATACTTTATGGTAACTACTATTCACCATAGAATAAACTCTGATAGTTATATGTGTACTTATGATCTATATAAGAATGGCTTTTCGAATCCAGTTATTACTACAGATAAGGGTGAAGCACCGCAGCCATCTAGCTCTGCGTTCTTAAATAATACGACACAGCTTGGAGTCAACAAATAATGAATAACTTTATGGGTAAAGATGGCTTTCATTGGTTCTTTGGGAAAGTTGTTGATAGATTTGATCCATTGATGCTTGGTCGTGTTCGGGTTCGTGTTTATGGTATTCATCCTGATGATGAAACTTTAGTTCCCAATGACCATCTGCCTTGGGCAATGCCTATTCAACCTATCAACTCGGCGGGCATCTTTGGTGTCGGCCATTCTCCTGTAGGACCGATTGAAGGAACGCAAGTATTTGGATTTTTTGCTGATGGTAAAGATTGTCAAATTCCCTTTATTCTTGGTACAGTAGCAACTGGTCTTGGGCATTTTGCATTGAATGTTATTTCTACAGCTTCTGATGCATTAAAAGCAGTAACAGATGCAACATCTCCTGTGCAGACCTTAGGACAACTCTCTAAATCCTTTGTAGTAAAGGCTGGACCAATCGGTCAAAGACTTATGGCAGACCTAAGTCTTCACGATTATCAAGCTGCCGCTATTTTGGGTAATGTTGCGCATGAATCTGGTGGAATGTTCTGTGATATTCGAGAAGGGGGTAGCCACGGTCCATGCTGGCCTATAGATACTAAATCAAAAGGTTATGGTTGGGTTCAGTGGACCAATAGTCGAATGAATGACTTTGTGCATTTTGTTAAGACGAACTTTAATGGTTATGATATTACACAAAATGCAGCAACGGATGATCATAATTATTCGTTTCTATTATATGAATTAAAAAATACTCCTAGATATACTAAGAATCTTAAGGCTGCATCAACCATCGAATCTGCAACCGCAGCATTTATGAATGATTTTGAAAAGCCTAAAGCGGAATACGCATTCCTTGATAGAAGAATTGGATATGCTAAGCAAGCATTAGCATCAATGAATGGTTCTGGACCACCAACCAGAGCAACAGGAAAGAATCTGGAAACAACTAAAAATGGCTAATACAACAAACACAATCCCAAATACCTCTATTGTTTCTGTAACTGATTTTATTAGTTCGGCCGTTGTTTCTAATGATCCAACATTAACTATAATAACTAGCGGGTTACTCTCTGCTACAGATGGTTCTGTTCAAGTAGACCCAGCATTATTAAATCTCAATAATGGTATACCCGATACTTTTCTATCGCAATTCTATTCTGGTAATGCATCGGCAAACACTCTAACCTTAAATTATGACCAATTAAACAGTATAGATTCAGATCAACAAGTTGCTTCTACTGTAGTAGACCCAACAACAGTTCCTATTACGTCTACCCCATCTTCTCCTACATTGGCTAGAGCGGCTTCTAATGTTGTCACATCTATTGCTGCAACACAACCTTCAGATATTTCTGTGACTCCGGTTGGTATAGAACCACCCCTTGCCTATAAAGGGCAATATCCATATGTGCATACTCAAAAGTCGGAGTCTGGTCATATTAAAGAAATAGATGATACGCCTGGAAATGAAAGATTATTTGATTATCACAAGTCCGGTACATATCAAGAAATTGCTGCTGATGGTCGTAGAGTAACTAAAGTAGTTGGTGATAACTATAGTATCGTTGTTCATGATGATCATGTTTACATCGAAGGTTCTCAGGACGTTTATGTAAAAGGAAATATAAACATCACATGTCTTAACGATGTTAATATTAATGTTGGGGGCAGATTAGAAATTAATGCAAAAGAAGATGTTCGTATTAGGGGTAGTGCAATTTATCTAGAGGCATATGATGGAGACATCAATATGTATTCTTCAGGTAATACAAATATGCATAGTACACAAGACACAAATATTTTTTCTAATGCTAATGTTCAAGTACAATCAGCAGTAGGAAGCAACTTTACAGCACAATCTTTTGATGTTAAGACTACACAAGATGTGAATTTGTATTCTGGTGCTAATGTACAGATTCAATCTACTACAGATACTAACATTAAATCTGGTGCTGGAATCTTTTCATCTTCTACACAAGATACTAATATTAAATCTAGTGGAGCATTTGTCGTATCTGCTACGTCAGCTTCTTCAGTCAAGTCTAGCTCTACTGTAGCTTTCGATGGTTCTCACATTTCCTTAAATGAAGGAATTTCAATTACTGCTACTGATGCAAATCCCGCAGCACAAGCAATTGGTGCTACAGATGCAAAAACTTCGGGTCTATCAAACCCACCAAGTAGAGAAGGAACTGTTCCTGCTGTTACAGATTCTATTATTCAGGGAACCGATGATGACCAAGAAAACGCACAAGCGCAAATAAATGCGGCTGTGGCTTCTGGAAGAATTACTCAGGCTCAAGCTGATGCTTTAAAGAATGAGCCTTCAACTACAGGACAAACTGATACTTCTCCTGCAGCCAATATTGTTCCAACTGGCACAACCGGCGGTATTGAAAATCTTCCAGATACATCTATTTCTGGCGATTTGAGGTTATCAAAGAATTATAGATTATCTGATCTTACTTATCCTGGTCCGGTATTTCCTTATGCGATTATGTCTCAAGTTGCTGGTGGTTCTTTAATGAGTAAAGCCAGACTCGCTGCAAATCTAACATTGCTTGCTCAAAATGTTCTAGAACCAATTAGTCAAAAATGGGGACCAATTCGGATCAATTCTGGATTAAGAACCGGCGCTAATATTGGTGCTGGTCAACATGGAACCGGACAAGCAGTAGATATTACATTTGGTGCAAGATCATCTGACTACAAAACCATGTACGAAATTGCTCAATGGATCAAAGATCATATTGCATTCGATCAATTAATTCTTGAATATGGCGCATCACAAATTTGGATTCATATATCATTTGCAAGTCCTGATAGCGGATGTAAGTTTAAGGCAAATAGAAAAATGATATTGACTTGTGCGAATGCTCCAACCGGAGACTATAAACCAGGACTTATTGAATTTGCCTGGAGTCCTAAGTAATGCCCGGAGTAACAAGAGACAATATTGATCATTGTGGAAGCCACTTAATTCTTGGTGGTGGGCAATTCACAGTTTCTTGTGAGGGGCAATTAATAACTGTTGTAAATGATCAGTTACAGTCTTGTACTGCTATAATGTCTACTGGTTCTTCTACAATATCAATTGCTGGTAAAGCTATATGTAGA